TGCGACTCTCTACGGCAATCTCATCGTAAGCGGGACGGGAACGTTCTTTGGAAACGCGTATGTAACAGGTTCAAAGGGTATTGGTAGTATTGTGTTTACACCAGGGTGGCAAGCCGGTAGTGGTTGGAATGTTGGTTATGAAAATTTCGAATACAATGCAGAATTTGACAATCTTAATATACGTGGTACGTTATCTGTTTATGAATTATTAATACAACAAATTCGTGCAACGAATGGTAATTTGATAGTTACGGCGGTAGCAAAAGTGTCTGGTTCAAATGGTTCAACATATTTTGATGTGGAAGACCCACAAGAATTAACCGTTGCACCGTTTGTTGCTGGTGATATTATTATGGCGCAACGGGTAAATCTCGCCGGAGCGTCTTATGATACCAATACATCCTCATCTATGAGTGATGTAACAAACAACTCATATTTAGTAAAACGATTGATTTATGAAGTGAGTAGTGTGAGTGGTGTCAGAGTGAACGTTACATCACTTTCAGGAGCACCAGCAAATAAAGGAAGTATAGAAGCCGGGGATGATTTTGCTCGATTAGGAAATACCAATTCCACAACATATAAAAACAGACAAGGAATGGTTGGTATTTGGTCAGACGATGCAAATGCACCATACATACGAATTACAGATGAAGTAAATAGTTGGTCTGCGTGGAAATCTCAAAATTCTGTAAAAGCACAACTTGGTAAATTACAAGGTGTTCGTAGTCCACAATTTGGTGATTTGTCTGGGTATGGGTTGTTTACACAAAATGTTTATTTGACAGGAAATGCTAATGTTGCAGGCACATTAGCGGTGGCTGGTGGAAATCTTTATGGAAATACATTTTATGTTGGAAAAATTGCAACCAATTACACAACGGATTCAGATAAAGCTGGTAATATTTCTGCACAAAGTACTGGGCCAGGTAGTGTTTCACAATCCATTCAAACTGCAACGGATAGACCATTTTTAACACAAGCGGGTTCACAAACAGGAACAGTACAAGAATTTTATATCAACAACGCTACAGATACATTTTCTAATAGAATTGCTATCAACCACAGTATTGCTGGTAATGTAGTTGCTAATAGACGATATACATTTTCATGTTGGGTTAAAACAATAAGTGGAACACCACAAATAGGAATATCCGCAGAGCAAGGTGGGCCATCATATGATAGGCCAACGGCGTGGTTTGGGGATTCAACACTGGTTGGTAAAGAAAATGGCGTTTGTGTATTTACACCACTGACAACATGGACACGAATTCATGGAACATTTTATTGGACAACGCCAATTGCTACAAATTTTAGTTTGTTTATATATGGTGATAACGTTGGTACGATTCAAGTGTGTGGTCTTCAGACCGAATATGAGGATAATCAACTATCACAAAATGCATCTGCGTATCAATCAAACGATGCCACGTTAACATCCGAAACAGGTTATGGTATGTGGTCGGTTGCTGGTGGTTTTGGCGGTACGATGCAAAATCCAGTGGTAGCACTTTCTGACGATGGTATGTATGTTCGTGGTCAAAGTACTTCCATGGCAAATCTGACCCAAATCTCCGCAGAAGGTGTATATATTGGTGATTATAAAAATAATCCATCGTATAATTCGTTAATTATACGAACAATGGCAAATTCTTCAGGTTCGGGGTTGTTTGGTTATAGTGGTGCTAGTGAGTTATTTGCTCTTCGTAGCGACGGAACGGCACAAATTGCAGGGTGGAATTTCCATCAATCTGCTATTTACAGAGAAAATATTAATGGTCAATCGTTCGCCATGTATCAGGATGCTGGTGGAATGGCACTCACGCTTGTTAATGGGACTACATATAATGCAACAGGAGTCCCTCGCATAAGTATTGGACGAATATTAAGTACATCGTGGGGATGGGAATCAAAATTTGGTATAGCGGCGAAAGATTCATCAAACAATGAATTGTTTTATCTATCGAGTGATGGAAACACAAGTACAATTGCAGGTTGGAGTTTTGATAGTCGGGCCATTTGGCGTGACCCAGGAACAACCGCACCATATCTTTATATTTGTCATGATATGACACGAGTAAGCGGTACTGCAAAGAACCAGCCTGGTATATTTATGAAGGTTACAAAATCTGGTCCATATCATATTTATACTTCTATTGGAGAAGTATTTAATGGTTCTGCGTGGCAAGACCAATACGGTATGTCTATTGCAGATGGTCAAACCAATTTGTATTATTTCAGAGTATCGGCGCCAACAACAGGTTCTGTAACCGCCGAAATTGCAGGTTGGACATTTGACACACAATCGTTTGAAAAAACGTATCATTCCAATCAAGCAAGAATGAGAATGTCAACAATTGCGTACGGTGGCGCGAGTACTTATGGCCCCGTCACGTATGGTGTCGGTTATAATATGGGTTGGGATTATGGAGTTGCTAATGCAGGAAACATTTGGATTGGTGGAGTGCCCGAAACTCGTGATGGCAGCGGATGGGTATATTCAACCGAACGAACCGGAATTGCATTCCATTGGTATGATGGAACAAGATTGTTTGAAATATCAACAGTTCCAGGAAGTGGATTTTCATCATTTAGAGCGCATATATCAAATTGGAATTTTGATTCATCATCATTTTGGATGAGTTCAAGTGCGGCGTATTATGGATTGAAATCACCTACAACATTGGGGGGCGGTACATCAGATACAACTGTATTATTTGCCGGTGCAACCACCAAAGGAGACGGTACCACTGCAAAGGCTGCAATCTATAGTAATGGAACTGCAAAATTTTCAAACGGTGAAATCAATCTAAATGCAGATGGTACTATAACAGGAAATCCAACAGGAAGAAATTATTTCTTTGAACGAACCAGATTATTTGGAAATGGTGCGGATGGAAATTATACATTAAGTGGCAGTGGAACTGCGCCCGGTATGACGAGAACTGGTGATGTGTATCGAATGGATAGAGATATTTATGCAAATAATTTTTCAATGAATAGTGGTGCATCGTTAAAAACAAATGGATACAGATTATTTGTGTTTAACACACTTACAATGAGTTCCGCTACAAGAATTTGGAACACTGGTAGTAATGGTAGTAATGGTGTTAGTGGTTCTTCTACTTCGGACGGCGGTGCGGCCGGTACGAGTGGTGCAGGTGGAAATTTAGTATCTGGTTCAGGGGCTGGAAGTGGTGGAAACGGCGGTGATGGAACTCCATAATATTATAGGAGATAAATAATGGCAACTGTAAACGGTGGTAGTGGAGCTGGCGCTGGTGGTGGTGGTTCAACAACTATAGCAGTCACGCCCATTGATAATATAGACCCACATTTAATATTACCATTCAGGGATTTTATGGGAACTTCATATGTTCCATATAGAATTACTACGCCCGGCGGGCCAGGTGGTGGTGGTGGTGGTGGAACTGGTGGAGGCACAGCTATTGGTTCGGGTTTCAATGGTGGTAGTGGCCAACCGGGTTTATTTTCATTTAAATCAGTTACAACATTTGGTGGTGGTGAAGGTGGAGATGGAGATTCTGGAAGCGACGCTGGAGTTGGTGGTAATGGTGGTGGTGGAGGTGGTGGTGGGGGTGTTGGTGGTATAGTTTTTATTTCTGCAAGAACAATAGTAACTTCATCCGCAACTTACATTGATGTACATGGTGGCAATGGTGGTTGGGGTGGATATGGTGCGGTTGGTGGTAGTGGTGGTGGCGCTGGTGGTGGTGGGGGCGGCGGTTCTGGTGGGAATGGTGGTTGCATTATATTAATAACTGCAAGTAATTATTCCGGTTCTGTAAATACTAGTTTTTATAACACGTGGGGTGGAGTTGGTGGTAGGTCTGGTTCTTCTGATGGGTGGTACGTAGGATTTCCAGTCGCTGGCGCCGATGCAGCCGCAGTTGCTGGTACAACTGCTGAAAGCGGAAGTGTATTCATTGTTACTGTATAATTTAACAAGAAAACTCTCTATAATATCAAAAAACTGAAAATCAACATTTTGATAGAAGTTTAATATTTATAGTATATGATATTATAGGGAGTTTTAGGCGTATGAAACTATTGAATTTACTCAATGAAATTGAACGTTCCGATATGCCTCAAATCAAAGGAAAAGACATTCCAGATGCATTGAATATTCTTGCTAAAAATGGTATTGCGTATCGTAAAGGTAGTGTAGCAGTCGGTCTCTTAAAACCAACACAAGATGATGCAAACAAAGAAAAAATGGATTCCATTTCAACAGATATTGAAAATGGGAAACAATTACCACCAATTTTCATTTCAAAAGACGGCTCGATTATAGATGGCCATCATCGTTGGTTAGCGTACAAAAATGTATATGGAGATGGTTACAAAATGAGTGTGGTACAAATTATGCTCCCCAAAATACAGTGTCTAAAATTATTCATAGCAGTATCGGAAAAAGTATGACCATTGGATTGCGTTACCTATTAAAAGAAGGCGCCAAAGAACAAGCCGCAATAAGTCTTTTGACTAAGTTGGTGAAGGAGTCGCCATACAAGGGAAAGGTCTTTCTCGCTGGCGGGTACGTGAGGGATGAATTGATGGGCTTAGAACCAAAAGACATAGATTTAGTAATCGAAATGCCAGATGGTGGTATTGCATTTGCAACATGGGTAACGAAGAAATTAAACATTTACAGTTCAACAAACCCTGTAATCTTTCCACGTTTCGGAACTGCAAAATTCAATTTGCGTGGCATCAAATGGAAAAGACAGGACTTATCTGATATTGATATTGAATGTGTTATGACTCGAAAAGAGAAATACACAACTGGGTCAAGAAAACCAGATGTAAGTCCAGGCACATTAAAACAAGATGTGGAACGTAGAGATTTTACAGTTAATTCTCTTTTGAAAGATTTGACAACAGGAGAAATATTGGATTTAACAGGGATGGGAAAAATTGATTTGGAGAAAGGTGTGGTTCAAACACCGTTGAACCCTGATATTATCTTTGCAGAAGACCCATTACGGATGCTTCGAGCAATTCGGTTTACTGTAAAGTATGGATGGAAATTGCCGTTATTTATGATTCGTGCAATTAAGAATAATGCACATATGTTAGGTTCAATATCATCGGAACGAATACAAGAAGAATTGAATAAAATGTTGGTGACAAAATCGCCCGATACTGCTGTTCGATTGATACAAATAACCGGTTTGAATAAGTATGTTGCACCTGAATTAGATGCATTAATAGGACTTCAACAAAATAAATATCATAAATGGGATGCCCAAAAACACACATTACAAGTATTGAAAAGTACACCACCAAATTTGGTGACTCGATTGGCTGCATTATTTCATGATATTGGAAAGGCGGAAACCAAAAGTGTGGTTGATAATGAAATTCATTTTTATGAACACGAAGAAATTGGTGCTGATATTGCAGGGGATATTATGAAACGATTAAAATATCCAAACGATATCATAGACAAGGTAACTGCAATCATTCGAGCGCATATGCGGTTGAAGGGTGCCGGAAAGGAAGGCGAAATTATCAGTGATAAGGCACTACGGAAATTACAGGCAGATTTAGGAGACCATTTGGAAGATACATTGGATTTGATGCATTCAGACAATATAAGTCACGCGGATGATGCATCTATGCCGAATCAAATACCAAGTATTCGACAACGATTGAAAAATGTTGGACTGAGACAACCACAACATATAAAACTTCCTATTGATGGAAATGATATTTTGAAAGCATTAAAACTTAAGCCAGGTAGAATTGTTGGTCAATTATTAGACGCAGTAAAAGATGCATATTTTACTAATCCAAAACTCACAAAGAAAGATGCATTAACACTCGTTAAAAAAACATATGAGAGACTGAAATAATATGAACACGGACTTAGGAAAATCTATAGTAGAGGAACTTCTAGAAGAACTGCGTCAGGCCGACTTACAAGAAGAAATGATTCGGGAAGGTGTATATGATCCCGGAAAACTGAAGGCAGTTTTCTTAGCGGGAGGCCCTGGTTCTGGAAAAACTGCGGTCACACAAGAAATATTTGGTGTGCCTAATGAAATTTCCGTTTCTGGCGGTGGATTAAAATATGTTGGTTCTGATTATGCATTTGAAAAAATGATGAAACGAGCTGGTTATGGTACCAAATTAGACAAACTTGATGATGAAACTTTCAAAAAAATAACATCTGATGAACCCGGTTCTATTCGTTCTGATGCAAAACGCTTAGTGACAAATATGATGAATCATTATATTAGTGGGCGGTTGGGTATTATTGTTGATGGTACTGGACACAATCCAGAAAAAATCAAACGTCAAGCAGAAATGTTGAAATCTATGGGGTATGATTTACAAATGGTTTTTGTGAATACATCTTTAGAGAAGGCATTAGACCGAAATAAAAAAAGAGATAGAACGTTACCAAGTGATATTGTAAAACAAAAGTGGGAAATTGTACAACACAACATTGGAAAATTAAAAGAGATTTTTGGAAACAATTTTTCGGTTGTTGATAATAACGAAGATATCGTTGGGGGTAAGATAAAGATTCCAGACGGAGTTAACAAAGAAATTAACAAGTTTATTCGAGAGCCGATTAAAAATCCATTTGGTAAAAAATGGATACAACGAGAATTGGAATTAAAGAGAAAACCATATGCAAAAGAAAAATCTGATTCGGACGTTGATAAAAAGACACCAGAAACAACATCAAAAACAACGCAATCAAGTTCCCAAGAAAGTGACGCGGCAAAAGACGCGAAGAAACGAGGTCTAATATACAAAGGATTTGGGCGTTGGGCAGACAAATCAAATACTATAGTCGCAAAATCGGAAAATGGTAAGTTGGTAAAAATAGAGGAATCGTTATCAGAATCGAAGGCGTCAGAGGAAGCAAAACGTAAAGGATTGGAATATGATGCGTTTGGGCGATGGAAAGATAAGTCTGGGAATGTTGTTGCAAAAACAAAAGACGACAAGTTGATACCTATCAAATCAAAAGAAGTAGATACCAAATCTTCATCCAAATTGGCATCAACAGATAAAAAATTAGATAAGAAATCAGATAAAGAAACAGACAGTAAAATCAATTCCAAAATTAAAACACTTGTTGGTGTGTATTCAGGAAGATTTCAACCATTTGGTATGCATCATTTTCAAGCATACAATCAATTAAAGGGTGCGACTGGTGCGAACACATTTATCGCAACGTCAAATGTAGTTGATAAATACAAGAGCCCATTTACATTCGGTGAGAAACAAAAAATTATATCAAAGTATGGTGTACCTAGTTCAAAAGTAGTAAAAACAAAAAGTCCATATAAACCTGTTGAGATACTTGAAAAGTTTGACCCAGCAACAACTGCACTTGTAGTTTCATTCGGACAAAAAGATGCAGATAGATTAAGTGGTGGTGGTGATTATTACAAACCATTTAAATCAGTAAAGACGTTAGAAGGATATGAAAAACATGGTTATTATATCATTGCGAAACACGAATCGGTTGTGGTTGGCGGGAAAGAATTGTCAGGAACTGCAATTCGGGGTATGTTAGGAAGTCACAAGATTAGTAAAGAAAAAAAGATACCAATCTTCAAGAAAATCTTTGGGTGGTTTGACAAGGATGTTTTTGAAATGATTGTTGATAGGTTAGAAGGAACGGTGTCGGAAGCGATTCGATTGTCTGGCCTATTGCTAGAGGGTGGTGCGGCAGGACACATGCAACACATATTTGATGATATGCAATTAACTTTTGGAGACCTCAAAAACATTGTTAGATTATCATTACAAGGTGAATTGAGTAAAGAAGGAGGCGTAACTGAGAAATTGGATGGCCAAGCACTTGCAATTTCATGGAAAGATGGGAAGTTGATAGCTGCAAGGAACAAGGGACATTTGAAAAATCATGGTGCGGCGGCGCCGGACGCAAACGGTATCAAAGACATGTTTGCAGGCCGTGGTGCAGTTGCAGATGCGTTTGGTCTTGCAATGGATGATTTGCAAAATGCGGTGAATTCATTATCAGAAAAACAAAAAAAATATGTATTTGATAATGGAAAAAATTTTATGAACTTAGAAATCATCTATCCAAAGAATGCAAATGTCATACCATATGACACGTCATTACTTGTATTTCATGGTGTAAGTACATATGATGAAAATGGAAATGTAATCAATCAAAATAAAGAATTTGCACGAATGTTGGCCGGTATGATTAAACAAGTTAACCAAAATGTTCAAAAAACGTATACAATAGAATCACCGACATTTTTGACCATACCAAAATATCAAGATTTTTCAGTAAAACAGAACTATTTTATCAAAAAGATAGATGCATTAAAATCAAAATTTCCATTGAAAGATACAGATACGGTATCCGTGTATCATCAAATGTGGTGGGAAGATTTTATCGGAAAAAAGGCAAAATCAGTTCGATATTCATTACCAAATAATGTGTTAGCAAAATTAGTAATGCGGTGGGCATTCTACGACAAGTCAAATAAAATTACGGATATTAAAAAAGAAATTGATAATGATAGATTTGCAGAGTGGGTAGATTCGTTTGATAAAAATGATACACAAACGCAAGTGAAAGAAAATATGTTGCCGTTTGAAAAGATATTTTTAGAATTGGGCGCAACGGTATTGGAAAATGCAAGTGGATTTATTGCGGCCAATCCAAATAAAGTAGTTCAAAAGATACGAAAAGATTTGGACAAGGCAGTTAGCAAACTAAAAAATTCAACAGACCCAAATGATTTACAAAAACTAAAACTTGAATTGGAACGGATTCGTGCAATTGGTGGGTTTGATAAAATTATGCCATCGGAGGGGTTGGTATTTGTTTATAAAGGAAAAACATTCAAACTTACCGGGAGTTTTGCGCCGATAAACCAACTCATTGGTATTCTCCGGTATGGGAGATAACACGTGAATTTCAGATATTGTCCATCTTGTAATAAAAAACTTTTATATAAACGAATTTATGAGATGATACGAGCAAATTATAATAAGAGCAAATGTAATGTTTGTAATGGGAAAAGAAATGTTGGTGAAAATCATCCAATGTGGGGAAGACATCAATCCGAAGAAACGAAGAAAAAACGAAGTAATTCTCTTATGAACCACAATGTGTCTATTAAAACAAGAATAAAGATAGGAAATGCAAATAGGGGAAAACGCAGAACTGATGAAATGAAACGAAAAATGTCAATTCGACTCAATGGAATTGGGAATCCCTTTTACGGAAAAAATCACTCATTTGATACGAAGGAAAGAATTAGTAAAACGTTGTCTATAATACTGAATAAACCAGAGGTTAAAAGAAAATTCTGTATTTTAGCAAAGAAGCGATTTTTAAATAAAGAAAACCATCCAATGTTTGGGAAACGCCATTCTAAAGAATCAAAGATAAAAATGAGACTTTCGAGAATAAAATATTTGAATGATAAATTTGGGGGTGGTATTTGCCCAACATATAATCCAGTTGCGTGTAAAATCATAGATGATTATGGTAAAAAACATGGATACGATTTTCAACATGCAATGAATGGTGGAGAGTTTTATATAAAAGATTTAGGATATTGGGCAGATGGGTATGACAAAAAGAAAAACACTATAATTGAGTATTACGAGAAACATCATAATTATCATAAAAAGCATGACAACGAACGAAAATCATTAATAATCAAGATGTTAAAATGTACATTTATAGAAATGTGGTATGATGGAAAAATTATAATAAGGGGGTAAGGTTATGGCAGATACATTAATACAGAATGAAACTGATGAATCATTTAGTAGTTTAAAAGAACAATTTGAAGACCAACGGAAAGAGTTAGAATTGCCGTCGTATGTTGATAAAAATAAGGTTGAAGATTTGCGAGAACGAAGAAACAAAACAATCGAAGAAGTCAACAGAATGATGAAAGGAATTCCAAAGGGACAAGACACAAAGAAAATTATTTTTAGCATGTATATTCCAGAGAAAGAACCCGATAGAAAAATTGGTGATAAGTGGGTTGATAAAGATGGTAAGGAGTGGGAAAGAACTGAATTTGGTGTTACCGCCATTCCAAAGATTGATAGAGCGGAATTGATTCGAGAAGGTTATTTGATGCCAGATTGGTGTCCGAGATGCAAAAATCCAATGAAACATTGGTTGGATAGAAAAATGTGGCCTATTCATAACATGTGTTTCAATTGTGTAACGGAAATGGAAACAGACCTTCGTGCAAAAGGACAATATCAGGAGTATGAACGACAGAAGGTTATGGCAAATGTTCGTTCGTTTTATAATGACGTGATGGATAGTAGAGATGATATTGTTAAAACGTTTCGTGGGTCGTATGTGAACTCATTTGGTGATGTTGAAAAGTGGGATAATGTAAAAGAGTCTGAATTGTATGCCACAATTGATTCTGATTTGAAAAATCTTGCTGATGAATTTGAAAAAACGTTTGGAGAATCATTAATAGTGGAGAATAATAATGTCATTTAAATCGTGGTTAGGTGAACAAATTGAATGGTTAAAAGATTTTTTCGAAGAAACAAAGGGTGGTAAATCAAGTTCGCGTCGCATTATAGAAATAGCGGTCGTGTGGGTTTTTCTTGCAAGTTATTTAAAGGTATCCATCGCAACATCAACAATACAAGATGTGCCTTGGGGGTGGGGTATTTTAATTGCAGGGATTCTTGGGTTGAAAACATTAGATGCATTTGTAAAGAACAAAAATATAGCAAACGGAAATGGTGATACTTTGGAGATAAAGAAAAATGAAAAAGAGAATGCCGTCTAAGGTTCGTAAACAGAAGAAAAATTCTAGTAAATCAAAAAGTTCCGTAACTGGAAAATTTGCAGATTCGAATGAATTTTCTTTATATAAAGACCGATTGGTAGAACATATTGCTGGACAAGAAGTGTGGACAAAATCCGTTGATGAACGACTAGATAGAATGGAAGTATGTTATACCGAAGTCATACCAGAATTGAAAGTGAAAATGGATATATTATCAAAAGGTATCCCTGACATTCAAGCACAAATAGAAAAACACACAGACGACGGAGATAAAGTGTGGGCAAACATTAGTAAGGAAATATCAAAGTTAACAACGAGTGTGGATAGTATTTCAAATGATTTGAACCATATTCAGTTGAATGGAAACGTGATTGGATTCAAACAAGGAATTAAAGAATTGTATATAGCCGTTGGTTTGAATAAAGTTGCGATTGATGAATTACGGGTACTGACTGAAGCCACTAGGTTATTTACTAATATGAAAATTTCTTTGATTGCATGGACAAAAACTTCTATGATTGTTCGTTTTTTCAAAAGTCGATTTGGTCAATTGGTTGGATTTGTGATTTTGGCTGGATTATTAAATACATTGTTAGAATCAATTGGAATTGATTTTAATATTTGGTCGGTAGTAAAAAAGTTGTTTTAAACGGAGACTGTTATGTTTAGTACGGTAGTTATATCATTGTTAAAAAACAAATGGACTTGGATAATAATACTATTTCTTGCAATATCATATTTTGGTTATTCTCAATATATGAAAACATTAGAATTGGAACATCAAAACGTGGTACTAACTCAAAATAGAACTGCATTAGAAGATTTGGTGACAAAAAAGGCAGATTCTATTCAAGCATTGACTGTATCAGTACAAAATTTAAATATAGATAAAGAACGTGCAAAACGAAGTTACAACGCATTAGAAACAAAATACGAAACGTTGGTGCATAGTGTGAAAGACTCCGGTGGTTCGTCTGTTACCACAAAGGATTCCATTGCAACCATACCATTTGAAGGTAAACAATACATAGCGCATTATAGTGGAAAGGTAAAATATAATATTCCCAAAGACACCGCAACGTGGAACATTGATATTGCATTTGATACAATTAAAACACAATCAAATTTAGTATATGAAGATTCATTGTGGAAAATTAGAACAACATCGTTGACGAGTGGTGTAACATTGCGCGGAATTTCCACATTAGATGATTTGACGTTGCGAAAAATTCGTGGTGTGCCTGATAAGGTATTCGACGCAGAAAACACGTTTTTGGGTATTGGTGGACTAGTAGATTATAACAGGGTGTTTGTAGGCATAGTCATAAAACCGAACAATTGGGCGATATCTGTTCATTATAAGTTATTTGACAAATTTGGTTCTAGTGACGAATCACTTCAAAATAGGTTATTATTTGGTATTCACTATTTTGTGTTTTAATTTTGGAGGGTTATGGCAAAATCATTAAAGGAATTGGTATCGGAAGAATTTAAGAAATGTGCAGCCGACCCAGCATATTTCATGAGAAAATATTGCATCATACAACACCCAATCAAAGGTAAGATGTATTTTGCATTATGGAAATTTCAAGAAAAATTACTACACCAATTCAAAGAAAGTAAATATAACGTAGTGTTAAAATCTAGACAGTTGGGAATTTCAACGTTAGTCGCTGGATATGCATTGTGGTTGATGTTATTCCATAGTGATAAAAACATCCTAGTCATAGCAACGAAACAGGGTGTTGCAAAGAATTTAGTGACGAAAGTTAGAGTGATGCATCAGAATTTACCTGTGTGGTTGCGTGGTAATTGCGTTGAAGATAACAAACTATCATTAAGATTCGCAAATGGTTCTCAAATTAAAGCAGAATCAAGCGCCCCCGATGCAGGTAGGTCTGAAGCGTTGTCATTGTTGGTATTGGATGAAGCTGCATTCATCAAAGACATTGATTCGATATGGGCCGCATCGTCATTAACTCTTGCAACAGGTGGAGATTGTATCATGTTGTCAACACCAAATGGTGTTGGGAATCTTTTCCATAAGATTTGGAAATTTGCTGAAGAAGGTCTTGCATATGGTGATAAGTTTTCGTTTAACCCATTGAAGTTGCATTGGAGTGTTCATCCAGAACGTGATATCGAATGGAGAAGGCAACAAGATGAAATTTTAGGTCAAAGGCTAGCGGCTCAGGAATGTTTTGATGCCGAAACCAGAATTTGCACAAGACGAGGATTTGTTCCAATTAGCAAAATAACTACGGCCGATTTTGTGCTAACACACACAGGAATTTTCAGAAAAGTAACGAATGTAATTGAAAATCCAAAGACGCTCGTAAAACAAGTACACACTTCAAACAATCGAGTTAGGCGAATGGTCACTGCGAATCATCCATTTTTAACTTCGGATGGTAAGTTTGTTCCAGTGTCTTCTATTAACAATAATATTATTGAATTTCCACGCGTTGAGTTGTGTAATGCAGTTCCAACTATTGATATATTTTCTATCATCCATCCGAAATTTTTTAAGAAGATTCTGTGTGATGAAAAACAATCATTTTATATTAACGATAGAAGACATAAGATGGTGCATAAGAGATTTATTGAAGTCGGATATAAACTTGGTGTTATTATTGGATTGTATTTAGCAGAGGGATATTCTAATAGATTGCGCGTGGATTTTTCTTTTAATTATGAACGAGAAAATTCTACGTGGCCCAAATTAATAACAGAGTATGTTTCTGATTTGTTTGGCATTACATCACATCAAATTAGAAAACAAGAAAATTGTGGGCATCTTACGATTTGTTCAGAAGTACTCTGTTCAATATTAACGAAATTTACTGACGGAGAAGACGCCAGAACAAAATGTCTTTCTACTTTTGCATACGAAAATGCCAACAGTGAATTATTTAATGGTATTTTATATGGTCTTTTTGTTGGCGATGGTACAGTATCAGATAAGTATAATAAACAAATTTCTCAATCATCTGATGATATGATGTATGATGTGTTGTATATGTCCAGAATGCTAAATGTGTTTGGAATTTCTTTTGCAAAGTATGATAGACCAAGTATTGTTGAGATTGATGGTAGAGTATGCAATACAAAACCATATAAGTATGATTTTAGATTTAAACAATCAAAATTCAAATCATTGAATGAAACCATCGGTACTATTAATGCGGCAAAATCCATAAATACTGCCTTGATAATAGAAAATGCTGAGGTTGTTGTTCCAGTATATAATCTTGAAGTAGAAATAGACAATTCGTATGTTACTGAACACGGCGTGGTTCATAATTGTGATTGCGATTTCATAACATCTGGTAATACCGTTATTGAAGGCTCTATAATCAAGTGGTATGAAGATACAATGGTGAAAGACCCAATTGAAAAGAAGGGTATAGACCACAATTTGTGGATATGGGAATTTCCAGATTACGCAAAAACATATGTTGTTTCTGCCGACGTTGCACGTGGAGATGGTAACGACTTTTCGACTGCACAGGTTGTTGATGTAGAAAATCTTGTGCAAGTTGCAGAATATAAAGGTCAACTTGGAACAAAAGATTTTGGTAATTTTTTGGTTGGACTTGCAACGGAATACAATGATGCATTATTGGTTATTGAAAATAACGCTGGTTGGAATACTATTCAACAAGCGATAGATAGAGGATATAAAAACTTATTGTATACAAGTCCAGATTTAACAAAAGTTGATGTACAAACACAAGTGTTGCGTGGATATGACACATTAAATCCTATTGATAGTACAAAGTTAGTACCCGGATTTTCAATGACAACAAAAACACGGCCAATTGTCGTGTCTAAGGTTGATGAATATTTTAGAAACAAAGACATGAAAATATTTTCAAAGCGACTCGTGAGTGAACTCTATACGTGGATTTGGGAAAGTGGTAAAGCTGACCATTTAGCGGGTTATAATGATGATACAATTATTGCAATGGGAATAGCTCTTTTGATTCGCGACACCGCATTGAAATTGAAACAAGTTGGTATTGAAATGCACAAACAGGCGTTGAGTAACATTCGTGTCGTAAGACCGATATATACTCCAAATCAACGGCCGATAGTTGACCCATTTATAATGCAACTAGGAGGTGGATACACAGAAGATATTCGTTGGCTAGTGGGTGTGCCACCACTTAAAACGGAGCTAACAGGTTCTGTTGTTGTCATTGGTGAATCAATGGCAAAAGTTGTTGGCTAGACGATATACAGAAATGTTGATATTTATATTAGATGTATACTATAAACTTCATAAGAGGATATTATGGCAGAAGTCAATCTATTTCAAAAATTAAGAAGATTATTTTCTTCCGATGTGGTTGTTCGAAGTGTTGGTGGTAAAAAGTTAAAAGTTATAGACGTGGATAGGCTACAAAGCCTCGGATTTCGTACAAATTATCAAATTGACCGATACGCTCGTGTAATGCATCCGGGCTCTTATTCCTACAATGCACAAATCTCATTCCAAACATCTCGACTTCAATTATACAACGATTATGAAGTAATGGATGCTGACCCAATCATAGCATGTCTTTCTGGTGATACAAAAGTTTCTACACTTGAAGGATTTATGTCAATTGAGGATTTGTCAAAAAAATATTCAAATGGAGAGTATTTTGAAGTTTGGAGTTGGGATAAAGATGCGTGTCAATACACCATCGGTCAGGCACACCATCCAAGAAAGACAGGTACGAAAAAAGTTATTGAAGTGGTGTGTGATAACGGAAAATCATTAAAATGCACAGAAGACCACAGAATATTACTTGTAGATGGAACATATAAACAGGCAAAAGATTTGGTTGTAGGAGAATCCGTAATGCCGTTTTCATATAAGAAAGATGTATATATGAAAATAAAAACAAACGAAGGTATTTACAAAAAAGTTCATAGATATATATTTGAAAACATCTTTGATAAAAATATTGATGGCATGCATATACATCATATCAACCACAATAGATATGATAACAGAACAAAAAATCTAAAACAACTCACGCCGATAGAACATGCAAGCCATCGTGGTCTATCTATAATAACATCGGAAAGAAAATCAATCGGTTGGACAGATGAATCAAAAAAACTCCAATCGGAAAGAGTAAAAGAACGATTTAAAAACAAAGAATATGCCGATAATTTTTCTTTGATAATGAAAGATACTATGTCCAGCAATATCATTAGAAAGAAAATTTCCGATACCATGAAATTTGTGTGGTTAAATGATGATTATCGAAAAAAGGCATTATCTGGTTGGAGGCAATGGCAGTCGTCGTTGGAAGGTAAGGAATTTATGTCAATGCATAGTTCCAAACTAAATAAAGAACGGTGGAATAATGATATAGAATATAGAGAAAATATGACGAAGATATTTTCCGCGCACGCAAAAAAACTTTGGTCACAACCTGAATTTAAAGAAAAGTTTGTACGGGGTAGGTTGAAAAACTTGAAATTAAAAGTGGCAAATGACCCAAACTATTGCAAGAAAACATATGGCAAGAATAGCGCGCAAAATAATAATTTTGATGATGATATATCAAACGAATCTATTTTATTAAAAGGAAGTAAATACGATACTGTAAAAGAATTTGCTATAGATTTCGATTTTAATGATAAAAATAGTATGTCACTTCAAAATAAAATTCAATTTTTAAGAAGAAGACTACATCAATGCGGATATAATTCTTTTGAAGAATATAAATCGAATTATTCATATTGTAATCACAAAGTTGTGAATATTATAGATAATAATGAAGTTTTAGATGTATATGATTTGACTGTAGATTTTTTTGAGAATTTTTGCTTGGAAAATACGATGATAGTTTCGAACTCGGCCCTCGATATTTATGCCGACGAATGCACAACGAAGAATGAATATGGTGACATTCTCAAGATAACATCAGATGATGAAAAGGTTCAAGATATTTTAAGAAACCTTTTTTATGACATTTTGAACATCGAGTTCAATTTGTGGATGTGGATTCGTAGTATGTGTAAATATGGAAACTCATATTTCAAAATGGACATATCAGAAAAATATGGTGTGGTCAATATTGTACCGCTGCCAGTATACGAAGTTCAAAGAGAAGAATTTTTTGACCAAAAAAACCCACACGCCGTTCGTTACATTGTACAGGGTTCATATGGACATGGTAAACTTGATAACTACGAAGTTGCAGACTTTAGAATTTTAACAGATGCAAATTTCATGCCTTATGGAAAGTCAATGATTGAATCCGCACGAAAGGTGTGGAAACAGTTGACGTTGATGGAGGATGCTATGTTGATTCACCGAATCATGAGAGCGCCAGAAAAACGCGTTTTCAAAATTGATATCGGTAACATTCCACCAAATGAAGTTGACCAATATATGGCAGCCATTATTGATAAGATGAAAAAGACGCCATATATAGACCCAACAACCGGTGACTATAATTTGAAATTCAATATGATGAATATGACGGAAGATTTTTATCTTCCTGTTCGTGGTAATGAACAAAATACGTCTATTGATTCTCTTAGTGGCCTTCAGTTTAATGCAATCGAAGACATTGAATATCTACGAAACAAAATGATGGCTGCATTAAAGGTACCAAAAGCGTTCTTAGGATATGAAGAACAGATTGGTGCAAAAGCAACATTGGCAGCTGAAGACGTTCGATTCGCTCGAACCATCGAACGATTACAACGTATTGTAGTTTCAGAATTGAGTAAGATTGCAGTTATTCACTTATATGCACAAGGAATAACAGATGGACGATTGGTAACTTTTGAATTAGAACTCACAAATCCGAGTACGATTGCAGAACAAGAAAAACTTGCATTGTGGGAAACAAAGGTTCGGCTTGCAAGTGAAATATTAAGTCAAGAAGACCCAACATTATCTTCGGATTGGATTTACAAAAATGTGTACGGACTAACAGATACACAGATTGAAGATTTGAGAACGGAGATATTACAAGACAAGAAACGAAAATTCAGACTATCACAAATTGCAGCAGAAGGTAATGACCCTGTAAAAACTGGACAATCTTTTGGTACTGCACATGATTTGGCTGCATTATCACAACAATCAAGTGGTGGAGATGAACCGATAAATTATGGCGATACTAATTTTGACCCAGATTCGCCGTTCCATGTAAGTCCTGAACTAAATGTAGACCCACGCGGTGGTACCCCACCAACAGGTGGTAGACCTGCAGAAGGAATGAAATATGGTCAAGATTCTCATCCACGTGGCAGAAATCCAATGGGTGCAAAGGATTTACAAAATTCACTTGAATATGATAATTCATTAACGCATAAATATAAAGGTGGGCCACTTCATCGCGAACAGAAAGAAACAATGAAAGAATTGACCAAAGAAGATAAAGAAAAACGAATGCAATTTGCACTACGACACATCCCAGCCGCTTGGCGAAAAACCAAAAAGATGATTAATGAGAGTATTGGGTCAGATGATGAAAAACCAAGTGAAAATGAAGGTTTGTTAGATGAAAGTAAGTTGGATGTAGATGTGTCTGGAAGTGATAAATTCGTGTAAAAATGATGCGTTTTGATATTTATATTTGAAATTATTCTATCAAATTGAGAGATTATAGTATGAGAAATCTTCGCCACAGTAAAATCCGCAATACGGGCATTTTGTACGAACTACTCATGAGACAAGTTTCTACAGATGTTCTTGCGGGAAAGAACAATTCCAACGCGTTAACCATGATTAAAGAACACTTTGGAAAAGGTTCGGAAATTTACAAGGAATTGGAATTATATCAAACATTACTGAATATCCGATTCAAATCTGAACACAAAGCGAATGCATTGGTAGATGCGGTAATCTCTGCTCGCAAACGGTTGGACGAGAAAAAAATTCGCAAACAAAAATATGGTATGATTAAAGAAATTCAACGTTCCTATGATGTTGACGCATTCTTTAAAAGTGATGTTGCGAACTATAGAATATTGGCATCAATCTATAAACTATTTGAAGATGCAACATCACAAGAACCATATAATCCATCAGACGTTCTCCGAGCGAAGACAACATTAACAGAACATATCTCTGGGAAAGTAAAATCACAAATTCTTGAAAAATCAAAGGCGATTGCAGAATATGAAAAACAACCAGAAGATATACGATTGTTGACAACGAAGATTTTGGTAGATAAGTTTAACCAAAAATATAGTTCACTTTCGCCCCAACAAAAGTCACTTCTTAAAGAATACATTAATAACACGGCCGGCTCGTTGAAAAAATTCATCGAACTGCAAACGCCACAAATGAAAAAGGAACTTGTTACACTTGCAAAGACCGTAGATGATAAGGTTACAAAAATCAAGTTAACAGAAGTGGTCAAACAGATTGACACTCTTTATAAAGGTAGAGAGGTGAAAGATGAACAGGTTTCAGCGATGCTAAATTATTACGAATTAATTTCGGAATTGAAAAACTTACAAGAGAAAAAATAATGAGTCGTGCAAGATTAAAAGAATTATTGAGACCTATAGTTATTAGTGTGCTCACAGAAACGAATGGCCCGATTCCATTAACAGAAGCTTCCGATGAAATGAAACGTCTTTTGCCAAAAGTACAATCGTTGTATGATAAATTAGAAAGACGCCATTTATCATTGGATAGAATAGTAGATGTGGTATATGATGCATATAAAATTCGTGCATTGGTAGTTGTTCGTGGTAAAGTTATTTCATTCTATGTAGAACATAATGAAAATACTGTCAAAGAAGCGTCTGTTACCGGTGATGTTGCTGGATATCAGACGCCTTTTGCGTTTGCAGGGAATCGAAAACAAGATAAAGAGAAACGAAGAAAGAATATTACGCAAGCTGGATACAAACCTGTTAATGAATCATTAGAACGAGAGATGAAGTCAAAATCATTTGTCATAGAGCAAATGTATCCATCTTATTCCCAATTAAAAGACAATCAAGACTTAACACCACGACAAAAATTGGGGTTTTCCATTCGCGAAGTAAAGAAACACATGGCAGAAATCGAAGAATTTCTTGATTCGACATTGAAGTTAAAACAAGAAAGTGGCGTAACATCCGGTGATTATTGGAAACGAACACATGGTCATTTGTTAAGATTGGGAGAACACATGACACGTATCATGGGAAAACTTCGAGAATTGAGAAATTAGGAGAAAGTTTATGGCAAACCAAGTGTTGGAAATGGGAGAATCAATAAAATTGAAAACCATTGCAAGAGAGATTTTAAAAGAAGATGCCTACAGACCAAATATCAGAACATCTACTGCACGTAGTTTGTATATGAAACTCCTTGATTATTTGTTAATGACCGGCGACCCACGATATGAGAAAATAAAACAATTTAGGCGTGCAATAGATAAGATTTCAGATTTGCATGACAAAGAGGAATTGAAGAAGTATTTTAATAGTGAATTTCGTAATGTGGGCAAAGATGCGTGGGAGTATTATAAATGAAATTAAGAACACTCCTAAAAGAAATAGATTCTAAAGTCGAGTTTTCAAATACACTTGTAACAGATATCAATGTAACTCAACATAAAAAATCAAGTCAAAATGCTACGGTTGAATATCCAAAACGTGGTGAGAAGTATAGATATAGAGATTGGTTTCTTATTATAAAGAAGATACAATCAAAACCGTATAATACAAACGTATATTTTGATGTTGTTGACGAGGCCGGCAATCTATTGCAACAAATGTGGAGAGTATACACATCACAGTGGATTCCGTTAGTAGGAAGTGGTTTAATAAAAAAGGTGGGATAAGATGCCAACACTTGAAGATGTATTAGAATTTGGAGTATATGCCGCTCAAATGTTAGAAGCACTTTCACCAACTGAACGAACTAGGCGGTACAATACACGCCATCCGGAAAAAGTTAGGGCGTATTTAAAGAAAACCCAGAAAGACCGGGTGGAAAGAAATCGGGCGAGACGAGAAAAAACCAAACTATATGGTGAACGTAAAATGAAAAAACATGATGTTCATCATGTAGACAATATTAGAAATAGTAAACGAACTCGTATCGTTAAAAAGAATCATGGCCCTGACAAAAAGAAAAAGTGAGAGACTAATATGAAATTGATGCAATTACTAATGGAAGGATTGTGGACTAAAAATGATGCGGAGTTTATTAAATCGCATATAAAAGCCCCTGTTGTAGGCGCCCAATATTCTACGTTGGGTGGGGAACAACGTGCATCTATTTTGATTGTGGTGTCATTAGACCCCAAGAGTAAGTGGCAAAATGGAATATTAGAAAATTCTAGATATGCACGTTTTCATGTAGAGAGTGACGGTGCATTGACCTTGTTTTCTGGCGGCGGGGGATTTCCAAAATTCAGAAAGACTAGAGTGAAAAACGCACAAGATGTTGTGAATAAAATCAACACACTTATATCTCAGGTGAAATGATATGAAATTGAAAACAATACTTAAAGAATCGTCCGCACCAGTAACTGGCGCCACATATATAGATGATTATGATACACAGTCGGGTGTATTCGGTGTATATGTTTCGAGTGGGAAATTTTAAAGTAAATGGTGGTGAGTTGCCCTGGTTTTGGAGTTCACCACGAGATGCAAAAAAACAAATCGCAAAGTGGAGATAACACATGGCATTTAAACGAAAACATTATGTAATATTAGCACAATTGATATCCAAACTTCCAAAGGGGAAAGAGAAGGACACTCTTGTAGACGAACTTGCAACGATGTTCAAAAATGACAATGCATATTTTGACCGTTCTAAGTTTTTTAAGGCGTGCGGATATTCCAATGACGAAATTGGGAATATATTCGGTGTGAAATATGCAACAGAATCTATAAGTGAATTCACACAACGTTCATCGAAATTGGTGTCATTATTAAAAGAATCTCCACGAACATATAATGACGAAGATGAAGAATTGGAAGACCTTGCTCGTGATTTGGATTATTTTGAAATGGAGGGTGATAATAGTTTATTTGGAATTTTGGGTGAATATGAAAAACTTGCAAAAAAGAAAAACTATAATCGCGTATTAAGAGCAATTTCTGCGACTAAGAAAAATTGGTCAAATGCCTGGATGTCTATTAGAAAACAATTATAAGGAGATAAGTTATGTCAGAAGAAAAACAAGAAGTAGAACAACCAAAAGATAAAGATGAAGAATTGGAAGACCTTGCTCGTGATTTGGATTATTTTGAAATCTGGATGTCTATTAGAAAACAATTATAAGGAGATAAGTTATGTCAGAAGAAAAACAAGAAGTAGAACAACCAAAAGATAAAGATGTAGATGGAACAAGACGCCCTGGTGATTTAGGAATCGCTATTGTAACTGATAAACCAATTGGTGACGCACCAGTAGTTACGTCAAATTAATCGGAGATTTACATGGAGTCAAGACAATTATTAATCAGTGTCATTCCATTTACTGTATCACCACAACAAATCAACGAATCGTTGGAAAAGAATGGTGGTAGATTGATTGTGAGTGGTGTGTTGCAACGTGCAAATGCAGTAAATCAAAATGGACGGGTATATCCAAAACCAGTTTTGTTAAGGGAATCTGATAAATATGCAAAGACATTTGTTATCGAAAGACGCGCTCTCGGGGAATTAGATCATCCGGACAGTACGGTTGTAAACTTGTCAAATGCAAGTCATAACGTACAAAAGATGTGGTGGGAAGGCGATGATTTGTGTGGAACAGTTGAAATTCTTGGAACACCAGCCGGAAACATTCTAAAAGAATTGTTCAAGTCGGGTATTCGTCTTGGTATTTCTTCTCGTGGATTGGGGTCGGTAAAAGAAGCTGCGCAAAAACAAGTTATTGTGCAAGATGATTTTGAGCTTATAGCATTTGATTTTGTTTCGAATCCCTCAACCCAGGGTGCCTTCCTGTCACCAATTAACGAAGGTGCTATTAAGGAAAGGATTAACAGTAGATATCATAAAGTCAATGATGTCATTACGAACATTCTTCTTGATATAGGAAAATAAAATGCCCGCAAAATCTAAAAAACAACAAAAAATGTTTGGTATTGCACGTGCATTACAAAAGGGAGATATCTCACCATCGAAAGTCTCTGCGCCTGCCCGCAAGATTGCAAAGACTGTTTCCAAAAAAGACGTTGAAGATTTTGCATCTACACCAACAAAGAATCTCCCAGACCGTGTAAAGAAGGAAGAAATGAAAAAACGACTCAAGGAAATGATGTTACCGATTATTAGAAAAGAATTGTCTTCTGTAATTGGTGAAGTTGGTATTAAATTACCAGATATCAAGTCGTATGAAGATGCAAAAACATTTTTGTTGCAAAGGGGAGTTAATTCTGATGCAAAAATAGGCGATAAAGTTACAGCAAAACACACAGTTGTCCAACAACACAGAGGGAGTTGGCAAAACTATTTGAAATCATTGGTACCATCGTTGAATGAACATCATGGTGGTGAGTATCCACCCGAAGTGTTAGATATGACCGTTTCGACATTGTTGGACAAGATAAAAACTACAAATCCAGAGTTGTATAACAAGTTAGAAGATGAAATCGAGAAATCCACTATGAAAACAGAATCTATTATCGAATCGAAAGAACGAGTTTTGTATGCCGTTGCGGAGAATGACCCGGAGTGGAAAGAACAAATTCGTGTTGCTACAATTGACTTGAGTAAAGTTCCAGACTTTAAAAAGACTGTTAATAAAGATGCAGCTGACAAGTTACTGAAACATTTTCAAGAATCTCAATTATCGAAATTACAAGAAAAACTTGGTAGACAATTAACTGTACCTGAAAAACATCAACTTGCAATTGCGTATAAAACTATGAAAATGCCAGATGCGGGGGTTGGTGTTATGGGCGGGATGGATAAGGCAGAAGCGAAAAATGTGATAAAACGACTTACTGGAAAAGATTATAAATCACAAAAAGAACAAATTGTTGAATCTAAAAAACGATATAATACTCAATACAATATTGGTAAATCAAAGTATGTTGTTAATTTTCATGATGGGGTCAAAAAACATAAAGATGGTAGTGATTTTTTTGACATTCATATATTTCATAACAAGAAAGATTTGGGAAATTTTACTTCTGAGTTGAAACGTAAAGGATATGTTAGTGAGTCAAACGAACAAACAAACGAAAGTTCCGATTTAAAAAGTGCCGAAGTTAAGGTACAAGGAATGACCATCAAAATAGTGAACATAGGACGTGATATGTACAAAGTTTTCGTAGCGGGTGAACCGATTGCCAGTGTTCCGAAAAGTAAACTTATACGTGTGTTGAATAGATTTGGTGTTAAAACATTACCACCTGAATTGAGAGAATCGTCTGCGGTTGACAAAGAACTTGCTAAGGAGTACGGTGCTGAAGAATTTGTTCGTAAAGCGCTAGACAAGAAATTATCAGGAGTAAGTATCATTACTCAATTACAGAAAATGGGATTCGACAGAGACCATGCACACCAAATTTATTATAGAATATTTGATGCACGACCAAAAATTGGGGATAAGAAAGAATCCATTAACGAAGAAGCCCCGATTGGTAAGATTTTTAAAGAGGGGGATTCTTTCATTGACCATTATGGAGAAAAACTTTATATTATTGAAATTGACCCAAAAGATGGAAGTATGGACTTAGAAGATTCACATGGCAATTCATATGAGAGTTATTTTGAAACGTTTGGATTTAAATATATTGGTAATGGAAAGATAAAGAAAATAAAAATGTTGCGTAAAGAATCTATCAACGAAGCCACAATTACAGACCCACGATTTATAAAACCGGCCGAATATTGGTTTAAAGGTGGACGAGATTTAAGTAAGTTCAATGATGCAACAATTAAATTTGCATACAATATAATGAAAAAATCTGCATTGACCAGAATTGAGGAATATAAACAGTTCCTAACAGCGTTGCAGAAAGAAATGTACGAACGAAAACTACTTGAATCTATTAACGAATCTACAGTTCGCTCATTGAGTGATATCGCACAAGAAATTTCTAAGGATTGGAAAAATGTTAATTTTGCGGCCAGACCATATTTGGATGCAATGTATTCATTGGATAAAATGGGTGATTCATATGGTGCGGATAGTGCAAAATCTATTGTTGCATATTTTCTTTCTAATGCAAGTTCGTGGCGTGGAGAAACCGCAAAACGAGTAAAGAAAGAATTACTACAAAGATTGAAAATGCGTGAGTCCATTAATGAAACCATTGAAGTATATGATGAACGGCATGTTGGAAAAATGAATATCATTATGATGCGAAGGGGCAATGAGAATCGGGCCGCAATCTTTAAGAATGGAAAAGAGAATAAATATAATCGAAACAATCCAAAAGATGTTGCAACGTTGTGGAAGCTTGCTGGAAAATATCCACAAAAGCCAATAGAAGAAGATTATAATCCTGTAACAGACCCTGACAATTATATGAAAACGAAAAAGTATGGATTTAGTCCTGAAGATGCTCCGAATATAAACGAGTCTATTAATGAGTCATATTCGTCAAAGGATATAGTTTCTATTATATGGGGAGACATTGGTAGACCCGGAATTGGATTTATAAAACGAACTGGTCAACGAGTTGGTGATTGGATGCTTGGAACTGCACAATTGAAAATGAATGGCCCATGGAATTATGAAAAAGAAGTCAATAAAACATTATCAAAAGATGGATTTTCTATCGAACAAATTAGAAAATTACAAAAAATTACCACAGATGCAATAGAAAAGGCCGTATCATATGTTGGTAAAAGGAACAATCTAAAATTTGGAAGTGGTGGTATACAAACGTATGCTACGCCAGACCGGTTTTCTAAAAAATCAATCATCATACCATATTCGGAAAGTGAAGATACTGATTTGGAAAAATATAGACAACAAGCATATGTTATTGCTAGGGGATTGACGGAAAAACGAATTAGTCAATATCTAGATGCAATTAAAAAAGAATCGATTAATGAAGCCCGCACAATTGGTAAAATCAACATTAAAAAATTGAAACAAGTTGTGATGGATAAGTGGAAGAAAAATCACAATGTATCAGAAGAAGAAGTGATAGATGCATTACCGCCATCATGGTGGAGTATTTGGGAAATGGCAGACCAAGAAATACGTGGATTTGTTGATGATGCATTGTTTGATTTAGCGCATCATGGAAAAATTATGGAACGAGAGTTTAAGGGCAAGATAACAGAAACTTTTTCTCCACATGATGAAGTCGAATTATCAATTGGTAGTAAGAAATTACTCGCAAAAATTCAAAAGGTTAGTGGAAACAGTGTGTGGGTAGATTTACCAAACGGAAAGACCATACGCACAACGTTGAATAATATAAAGAAACTAGAAAAATAATATGAAACAACTAATACCATTGTTAGAATCTCACAGAAATGTATATTTGCAACGTGCATTTCCAATTGGTAGGTTTGTTAAAACATCAGATGGGAAATCCGGTGAAGTAGTAGGATATGAACCACCAGATAAAGTGATGGTGCGGTTTAAGGGTGAACACGATGCACATCCAATACGAATGGGTGATTTGAAGAAAGAATCTATTTTAGAAAGTTCGTTTCAAATAAAAAAGGTGGAATCATATGTCGAACCGATAGAAGATGAGGACGCTATGGAAGGTTCGGTGAAACATACCAATTATGACATTTTATTACGCAACAAACGAATTGGCGAGTTGCAGCACGAAGATTATTTTAATTCACTGTATGCACACGTTGATGGAAAAATGTTCCAAATTCCAGGCCGTTCAGAAGATGTTAAATTAAGATTTGATGCCTATATAAAAACTCCACGTGCAAAAGGATTTTTAAAGAAGGTGAAGAAAGAATCTATCAACGAATCAAAAGCATCAGAAGAAGCAAAACGTAAGGGGTTGGAATATATGGGGTTTGGTAGATATGGAAAAAATGGAAAACAAACCCATACTGTAAAAAATGATAAGTTGATGCCCATAAAATCAAAGAATGATGCTGGTACGTCTGACTCAGGAGATTCGGCGAGTCGCGCACTTGCACAAGGTGACCCACAGTTTGAAAAACCTCAAAAACAAAAGCCGATTGATGTGGATGTGCCGGACAAAGCATACAACTATTGGAGAGATTTGTTTTACAAAAACAAAGGTATCGTAAAAAATACAATTGTAAAACAACTAGTTCAAACACATAAAGAACTGAACGCCGCATTTGCGGAACTTGCAGATAAAAATCAAATGGGCGGTGCATACATTAAGAAAATGACTAATGGTGATTGGATTTGGAGAGAAATGAGAACGACTGCGTTTCAGGCGCACGGCGGATAATTTGAATAACAACTATCAAGGAAGAATATAAACCAAAAATTACCACCGAAAGGGGTAGTTGGTATTTCAATCCTAAGATGATGGGAGAACGATGGGCAGCCGAAACTGTAGACCTTGCAAGTCAGATTGTTAATAAGTATTCGTCAACACCATTTCAAAAATGGATTATTCAGAATTGTATAGATATGAACAATACAGATTGGCACTATTGGGGATGAATGTAAGTAAAAAATACTTAGGATTGTTGAGGTTTGTATTGAAAAATGCGTCAAAGTATACACCACTACAATTATTAATGTATGTGGATGATAAGAGTGGTGTACTAAAAAATGAATTAACGTGGGCACTGGAGTGGGCTGCATATAAGAAAAACCAAGATAACTATCTTCCATATTATGTACGTGCATTTGGATTCTACGGTATGTCAAAAGAAGATGCAGAGAAACGATTTCATGCATATCATGAAAAATTGAAAGGGAAATTAGAAAATCCCAACGCAGTATAAATGAGAATATGAATGAAATTAACTCCACAACTTGCAAAGAAAATTGGAACAAAACTAGGAATGGATTTCAGTAAAATTCCATTTGACGAGTTTTTTCAAGGTATGAAAATTGAAACGGAACATAAATATACAGTTGGTGCAAATTCAAATGACCCTAGTTTGAAAGATTGGGTAACATATGGAAAGATTGCACTTGACCATTTGAAAGAACGTCCTGATTACTACACAATGTTAAAGAAAGTAGAGAATGAATCTATTATACGTGACGTTATTAAAGAAGTGGTATTGACAGAAATTCGATATCCACCGCGTGCTATTGATTACAATAAACTAGAAGATGCAGATGGATTTTGGGGGTGGAATGTTGAACAAGCCGCACGTGCAGCCGGGTTAATTAATTTACATGGCCCAAAACGAATTGCGGATTTAATTTTATGGTTAAATATGGCGAGCCTTGCGTGGACGGGAAGAAATGTGGGAAAATAGTGCCTAATAGAGCTAAAAGAATGGACAAAACAACTGAAATAAAAGAAATAATACGAGAAATTCTGCAAGAAGAATCGAAACCAATACTTGAAGCCAAAGGCAAGTTTTCATTATCAAACTCTCAATATAATCAATTGGATTCTTTGATTTCTAAGTTTGGTGGTGATATCGAGTCCATAACAGAATCTACACTTGAAGAAGTAGAAGCAAAAACTGTTGAGATTGACCCCAGTGTTCTTGATAATTTGGAAACTTTTATACAGAGTGGGTTGGAAGCAAAGTCTTGGTATGAGGATATGAATAATAAAATAATGGGTGCGTTAGGAGAATCGGATGGGTGTTTGTTTCTGATACTGATGGCAATTTTTTCACCGCAAAACGCTCTAGCACAAAATTTTAGGTTGGCCGCACAAGTGTATGTTGGATTAAAAAAAGATTTGGGTAATCCAAAAAGTAAGAAATTGTTGGAAGATTTGATTGATGAAAAAAGTATCTATAGAACACTAAAAGACAAACAAAAAATATCGTTTAGAAACATATTCGACTGGCTCACGGGTCAAAGACAATATGCAGAATTAAAAACGGTTCAAGGACTTGTAACGGGTGCAAAATCTGTTAATGCATATGCTGGAAATTTGGGTAGGGTATTAAACTTGTATAAACAACATGGATATACATTTACAAAATCGGATGTTGTGGATGAAATGTCTAAATACATAACGAAAAAAGGAACACTTGGAAAAAATGCTCTTATTTCTGCGGACAAAGTGTTCAGTTTTACACTGAATTTGTTAGACCCAAATTTCGAATTTGAAACTGGATGGATGCCCGTGACAATTGATACTTGGATGGCATCGTTCTTTTTACCAGAGTTGTCGAGTAAAGAGAAGGCAAAAGTTCTTGCAAAGTCTCAAAATTATGCGAAGATGGCCGATATGGTTCAAAAAGAAGCATCGAAGTATGGAATGAGACCATTAGAATTACAAGCGGTAATTTGGGTTGCAATGATTAAGTCAAAGAAAGGAGAGAAATATTCTGTGAATTTTGATTCTGCAATCAATAAAAACTTGAAAAAATTGAATCTTGCTAAGGATGAAATAGAAAAAATGAGTGGTGTATATAGCAAAATAATTCAGGTGATAGGAGCAATTTAATGAAACTTATACAACTTTTGGTAGAGGACGAAGAAACCGATAGAATGAAATCCGATAAGGAAAAGTTGATGCAGAAAGCAGACACGTTGGTAAAACAACGAAAGACACAACAAGACCCACTTCGAAAATCAACAATGTCAAAACAGATATCTGATTTGGGAAGTAAGAAAGCCGATATCAATCTAAAAATGCAAAAGAAAAAACAAGAGTTGGAGAAACAAAAAGTGACTGAAGCCCATGATTCAACGTTATTAGATGATGCAGAAGATAACATTCTTGTTATTGCGAAAAATGAACGAAAATATTACTATGCAAAAGACGCCGCCGGCGCAATTGATTATGCAATAAAGATATATGTTTCTGAAACTCTGGAAAATTTAAAGGCGGATTTACACAGTAACAGATACAAATTAATTAAAGAACTTCTTGCATATTGGAAACGTGAAGGACACGTCTAATGAAACTAATGGCATTGTTACGAGAGAATTTATCATATGAACTTTGGGTAGACATGGATGGTGTTCTTACAGACTTTGACGCACAACTAAAACAAATGTGCGGAATCAAGAATGGTCGTGCATTTGAAGCAAAATATGGGAAACAAGAATTTTGGCATAGAATAGATGTTGCAGGGTTAGAGTTTTGGTCGGATATGCCGTGGATGCCCGATGGGAAACAATTGTGGTCGTTTCTTAAAAAGATGAATTTACCAATATTCATTATTACTGCGCCCGCGAGTTTGATTCCGGAAAGTATGACTGGAAAAAGGATGTGGGTGTCAAAAAACTTAGGGTCGTATCCTATATATTTCAGTCAAACTGGTAAAAAGGGTAAATTTGCAAGAAAAAATAGAATTTTAATTGATGATATGATGAAAAATATAGATAGTTGGAAAACACACGGATTGGTAATTCACCATACGTCAACATCAGATACGATATCAAAACTAAACCAAATAGTGAAATAACGAGTTTTTGTTTTTTGTTCATATTTATATACGATATAGACCTATTGGAGATATAGGAATGAAACATTTTAAACCATTATTGGAAGACCTTGCATACGATATGGGCAAGAAAAAGGAAGACGAAAAAAGAAAACAACTTTCCATGAATCTTGGTGAGTTCGCACAACGAGTGGAACAGTTTTCCGCCCTTGGAAAGAAACTCTATGAGTCAGGCGACTTCTTAAAACTTGCGAAAGAAATCAATGAGATTGCAGAAAATGCCGAAGCCTATATCATGAAAGAAGGCAACGTTGATTGGTTTGATGGAATTACCGTCAAACGAAATATGAAAGAATTAAAGAACTACGTCAATGAATTTGTTAAGGTCGCAACCGAAGCCCAAAGACTCAATCAGAGAATGACCGCGTTGTACGAAGATAGTGGCCGTGTTCTTGGTCGGTATTTTGAAATTCAAGAAGCAATCGAAGGTGGTGTTGTCGAATCTATTATAAAAGAAGACGTAAACGATGATTATCCAGGTGAAGATTGGGTAGTATTAGATGTACCAAAATTGAAATACGAACAAGCAAAAGCATTTGAATCCGCATTGAAGAAAGAAGGATATAAAGTATTACGAAAAGACTGGAAAGAAAGACAAGGATATCAAACAGAGTTCGCAGAGTTCTTTGTTCCACTTGCAGAATACAATGAAGCAAACGAATGGGCGGTAAAAAATTATAAAGATTATGATGTTTCAGAATAATTAGAGAATCAATATGGCAAGTTCGACACTAGTAGATTTAGGATTATACGGTTCACTATTTATCAGTTCTTCGATACCAACAACCGGCTCACTTGTGATGAGTGGTAGTTGGGGGAAATTGGAAGTTGTAGAACCTGTGATATTTAGAACATTATCCGGAAGTTTAAGTTATTCCGCATCGTTACTTGCCTTTGCTGGAACAGGTAGTATACCCGGTGTAACGTTCCCCGCCAACTCAAAATTGTATGGGTCGTTTACATTTATTCAAGTAAAGAGTGGAAGTTTAATTGCATACAATGAGCCTCAGGCTTCATCCCGTGCTGGTGTTGCATGGCGCAATTTATAATAACAGAAGGAAGTTACAATATATGAAACAATATGAAGAGACTGAATTTGTAGAGAAGGATAAACAGTTACGTCCAATAATGGTAAAAGTGCATGATCCAAAAGACCCAGAAAAACTTGGACTTGCATTGAAAAAATTGAAGCGTATCATCAAAGATTCAAAGATGATGGTAGAATACCAAGAACATTTGGAATTTAAGCGCCCTGGTCAAGCGAAACGAGAAAAACGTCTTCGTGCAAAAATTCGTGCAAGACGAGCGCAACAAGAAAATCCGTAAAATTTTTTCAAAAAAACACACGCTTTTCAAAAATTCGTTATATTTATTTACACGAGAATACATCACCGTTGTTCCTACCTATGTGATGTGTATATTAATTCATACCTATAATCTTTTCGAATAAAGATTAATTCCAAAGATATCAAAATAATGTTTGGAGAGAAGTAATGGCAGACACTCTATTGAAAGATGCTATTGCAGATGCCAAGGCCGTTCGTGAGACCGCTCTTGCAAATGCAAAGTTAGCGCTTCAGGAAGCTTTCACTCCAAAATTACAATCCATGCTTTCTGCACGATTGAAGAATGAGATGGAAGGTGATTTTGACAAGGAAGGCGAAGAGGAAGTACCAACTGGTTTGGAAGATACCGAAAATGAAATTGACCCAACCGTTGCGAAAGAAGAAACCGATGTTACTGCATCTTCTGGCAAAGACCCAGAGAAAGAAAAGGCTGGTGATGTTGGAACTGAAAGTGGTTCTAATACCGCAAAGTCTACGAAAGATACACTTGGAAAGACAACTATTGAAGAAGAAGGTGAAGAAGAATTCCCTGTTGGTGATGAAGAAGAAGATGGACTGAATGGTGATTCAATCACATCTGAAGCCGAAGAAATTCCTATAGCGGGTGAGGAAGACGAAGTTCCTGAAGATGAGGACAACGTTGAACTCGAAGCGATTATAAAGGAACTCGAAGCAGAAGACGAAGTGCCTGTTGAAGAACCTGCACTTGGTGATGAAGAAGTTCCAACAGAAGAAGCAACCGATGTAACAGCAGATGCTGGTCAAGACACTGAAACGGAATTAGCTGGTGATGTAGGTCCTGAGAGTGGTTCTGATGCCGCAACTGTGGTTGCACCAACGACTGGAACAGATAGCGTTGAAGGTGAGGAAGAACTCGACCTTGAATCTCTTGTAAAAGAAATTGAAGACGAGATGGGTGATGAGGAATCCGAAGAAGAAAAAGAAAAGGCTGGACAAGTCGAATTCGAAAATCTTCGAAAGGAAAACACTTCACTCAAGAAATCCATAAAAGAACACCGAGATGTTATTGTGTTTATGCGTGGTAAGTTGAACGAAACAAATCTTCTTAATGCAAAGTTGCTCTATACCAATAAACTATTCCGTTCTAACACTCTTTCTGAGTCGCAGAAGGTACGTGTACTAGAAGCTCTCGACAGAGCAAACAGTATTCGTGAAGCAAAGTTGGTTTACTCGACACTTGCTGAAGCATTGAAAATTAAGAAACCATTGACAGAAATCAAGAAGAAGGACAAAGGTAGTGCATCAAAATCTACCGGTACAACAAAACCTTCAACTGAAATTCTAAGTGAGGGTGCGGACATTCGTAAGAGATTCCAAAGACTCGCTGGCGTCAAGGGCATAAAGAAGTTTTTGTAATAGAAGTACAAACGTAGTAATATAATTAACTAATATTTTTATTTGGAGAAAACGAATGGGTACATTAAATGAAGCTGTAAAGAAACTTTTGACTTCTGAAAATCCCAAGTTTTCTTTGATGCAGGCAACCAAGGCACTTGTTTCTAAGTGGGAGCCATCCGGTTTGCTTGAGGGAATTGACCGTGAGTATGACCAACATGCAATGGCAGTTCTTCTTGAGAATCAAGCGCGTCAGTTGATTGACGAAGCTTCACGAACTGGTACGGCTGCTAACTCTGAGGAATGGAGTGGTGTAGCTCTTCCATTGGTTCGAAAGATTTTCGGTGAAATTGCATCGAAGGACTTCGTATCAGTCCAACCTATGAATCTTCCATCCGGACTTATTTTCTATCTAGATTTTAGATATGGAACAACGAAAGGTGGTTTCACATCGGCAACTTCCATCTACGGTGTTACAAACACCGCTGGAAATCCGAGTGGTGGTTTGTATGGTAGTGGACGATTTGGATACACCATTAACACACAATCAGTTTCCGCTTTTGGTGGAACATTTAGCACAGCGGCTTGGTCTTCGGTGAATTTCAATCCAGACCTAAGTGCAAGCATCTCTGCAGGACGTATTATTGAATTGGCAATCGCATCGTCTTCGTTTACACGACCAGACGTTGAGGGCGTCAAGGCATTCCGTCTTGTAAGTGTTTCATCCGCTTCCGGTGCTTTAACCGTCGTTGAGCAATATCCAGCATACTTTAAGGTCGCTGGTGCTAACCTTGTATTCTATTTCTCAGCATCCGCTGGGCCAAATGGTACAAACTCAACCGCATCAGTCTCCTATATTCAACAGCCAACCGAAACAATTCGTGGTGATTTCGAACAGTCAAGCTTTAATGTTCCTGCACCATCAACGGCTGACGATATTGGTATTCCAGAAATTAACGTTGCAATGAACAGTGTTCCAATTGTTGCTAAGACCCGTAAGTTGAAGGCAATTTGGACACCAGAATTTGCTCAAGATTTGAACGCATATCACTCGATTGACGCAGAAGCAGAATTAACTGCAATGTTGTCCGAGTACATTTCAATGGAAATTGACCTTGAAATCCTAGATATGTTGATTGTCAATGCGTTAACGACTGAATACTGGTCAGCAGAAGTAGGTGCCGAGTATAGTGCGGCGTCAGGCATTTTTGTTCCATCAGCTGCTACAAACAGCAATGCATACACAAAAATGACATGGTTCCAGACACTCGGTACGAAGTTGCAGAAGGTTTCCAACAAGATTCACCAGAAGACAATGCGTGGTGGTGCAAACTTTATGGTTTGCTCGCCAGAAGTCGCAACGATTGCTGAGTCAATCCCTGGATTCGCTGCTGATACAGATGGAGACAAGATGAAGTTCGCAATGGGCGTGCAGAAGATTGGCGCGATTAATAACCGCTACAATGTCTACAAGAACCCATACATGTTGGACAATATCATCTTGATGGGATTCAGAGGTACACAGTTCTTAGAGACGGGGGCTGTTTATGCTCCGTACGTGCCTTTGATTACAACTCCATTGGTTTACGACCCGGTGTCATTTACGCCTCGAAAGGGTGTTATGACTCGGTACGCAAAAAAGATAGTAAGACCGGAATTTTTTGGTAAGGTTGTTGTTGGTGGTACAGACACAATCTAATCCTGATTCTAGTCAAACTACTATTTGCATAGTAGTCGTATACAAAGTGAAGTGGTAAAGAATCAAAGAAAACAAGGGGAATCGCGAGATTCCCCTTTTTATTGTACGTTTGGGCAAATTCATTATACTTATATTAAGAAGATTATAATGGAGAAGTTATGACATTAAGAGAAAAAAGAGAAAGGGCCAAACAGTATAGAGGCCCCAACACAACTAGAAAATCTACATTCGTAAAATGTAAAATATGTAATGAACAAATAACAACTGTTGGTATGTATAGACATATTAGATATACACATAAGATGAATTATCTAGATTACATATCTACACATGGAGAGTTTAGACCAAAATACATAGACTACCAAATCCGAGCCTCCCAAAACAACTTCAAATGTGAAATGTGCAACGAAAAACTATCTTCCGCAGTACATCTTGGCCACCATGTTCATAAAGCGCACAATCTTACAGGTCCAGACTATGCATTGCAGTATGTTTTTAAAGGAACGCCACCAACATGTAAATGTGGGTGTGGCAAGCCTGTTCTAATACTAAAGTGTCCACCATATAAACGTGAATATATATTCGGTCATTGGCCTACTCCAAACTTAAAGGACTATCTCACTCCAAAAATTAGAAAGAAAATGTCACAAAAAGCTATCGAACGAGTGATGCGAAATAAACTGTCATTTAACATTAGTTCAAAATCTTCATCGGAATTTCTTGATAAACTCGAACAACTGTTTGGCGTAAAAATACAGAGAGAATTTCAGATTAACAGTAAGTTCTATGATGGAAAGTGGAAACGTCATATCTTTGAAGTGGATGGTGCGTATTGGCATAAAAATGGCAATGGGAGAGATAAGTATAAAACACGATTGGCCAGAAGACACGGGTTTCGTGTACACAGATTTGTTGTAAATAGAGTTGGTGAAATACAAGAGAAGTTAGACAAATACAAAAACAAATTAGACGTTATATTCAACCGCACAAAATGATATAAATAAGGAAAATTAATTATGACAGAAATAAAAATAAATACAAACATGGAAATCACGAAATTAATAGATGATAGAAATTCTGTACATGATTTTGGATTAAAACCAAGTGATATAGTGATATTTCATATCGGTGGTGGGTTTGGGGATATTGGCCCGATACAAACAATTAGTGTTGCACGCCCAAGTAATGTAGTATATTTTATGTTTGATGCGAATGTAGAAGCGATGGGTTCGTCATTTGTAGTAAGCTCAGGCCCGGACGGTTCAAAACAATATACATTTAACGAATGTATCGGAGAATATACAGGAGAAGTTGATTTTAGAGTTAATGTTCATCGAGCCAGTAGTTCTGCACTTGCAGGCTCTCCAGGAGCCGTGAATGAAGACCCTATGTATTCTGATGTAAGTACGTGGGGTGAGAATGTTGTGTTAGACCACATAGAAAAAATGAAAATAACATCATTACGAGATTTTATTAATAAGGTTGGTGTAATCCCAGACGCGTTGAGTATGGACATACAAGGATTAGAAGCGGCCGTTTTACGTGGATTGGGTAACTATGTAAAATATATTAATCACTTCCTTACAGAAATAGAATTTTTTGAAATATATGAAGGACAAGGGTTGTTTTCAGACCAACAAGTTGTTTTTACAAAAAATGGCGTTCGACTCGGAGAAATTTATAATCCACAAATTTGGCATCCTGGGCCAAGAGAAGGAGGGGGATTTTTAACAGTCGGAGAAGCGTCTTGGTTTAAACAACCACAAAATTTTATAGATGATAATATAGATGTAGGTGATTTTGTCACTCGTGGTATCCGTTTTGCAGCCATATCGTTTGCGTATAATAAAATTTCACATGCACGTTCGTTATTGAATAAAATGCAAGAAATAGATGGGACTGTAAAAGAGAGATGTATAGCATTGGGTTATAGTGACCTTGCTAACTTGGTA